GCGGCTTGACTTGAGAACAAATTGGCAGCTGATGTCGTCGGGAAGGTTAAACAGCTCAAGTGTCTCAGCCAAGCAAAACTCACCGGACTGAAGCATGAACGGGTCATCTTCTGTCTTGTCCGCGATGTTGATACGCACCAGCTCAGGGCTATAGATGCTCTCCACCATCAGATAGTCACCCAGCCGCAAATCAAGGCTGGCAGGATTCAGCAGCTCTTCATCGAATGGGACGACCATCTGGCTCTTCCGGCACCGAGCCTTGATCTCCCAATCGCAAAGAACCGCCATATCTAAAACGCAAAAATCAATCCTACTGAGAACTCACTCGTTCACCAAAATCACCCAACCAGTTCCAGGGCCTTCCGCTTGCCAGCGCTGGTAAAACGCTGCTTGCCTCACACGGACGTTACGCCCCAAATGCGGATTACTATGACCACCCTTCTCCATTTCGGGGTAGCCGCGAGGGTCTTGCATGATCCACTCTGGATCGTTGCTGTTTTTGCCTGCGTAACCGCTGATCACGCTCCAATGACCGCAGCCAAGGCCATTGCACATTGGTGGTTCGCCACGAAGCATGTTGCCTGCGTGCAACCAACCAACCAGCACTGGTCTACCAGCTTCGATCTCTAGCTCCACCATGTCAGCGTCACCGTCTTTGCGGAACTCAGCCTTCAAGCCAAGGCTCTCTAACGCTGCAATCTGAGCCTCTACCGACGTGGTGTCTCCGTATTTGGCACGGATCTTGTTGTACTCATCATCTGTCCGAACCTTCTTGTAAAACGCTGCCACCATGGCAGCCGCTGAACTGAAGCATTCGCGGTATCCCGTTCCAGTCTCGTTGTCGAGCTGCTTGAAGTAAGGCATGAAGATCTGCTGGTCATACCCACTCTCCTTCCATGCCTGAAACCAATCTGCCTCGTCTTCCTCCAATAATCGCGCTGGCATTGACTCCTCAAGTTGTTTAATTGCAGCCAGCTGGTGGGGCGTGCCACGAAAAAACTGGAAAAACGGCAGTAGGGCAAGACCCATGGCCAGCAGCAGCAAGGTCACTTGGATAATGCCGGACGTCACCTACTTTTCAATCCTTGTGTCAGGCAACAACAAATCCTTCAAATGCTTCACGGCAAGATCATCCAGATCGTTATCAGTGCGAGTCACGATCCGCTCCAACATCGCAATGATCAACTCTTTGAACGCTCTGGAGCGCCACATTGTCATGACCAGAGGCTTAAGAACTAGAAGCATTGGATTGACCTAGTTACTCTGTAACGGTAGCTCTGTCTTGCAATGGCTTCCAATCCTGAAGACCAGCACGAAAAAGAAGGCGTCAGCGTTGCTGATCTTGTCAAATGCGCTGTCCTTGTTTGGAGCGCCACTTTGCTCACTGTCTCCTATCTGGGCTTGTTCCCTCAGATGAAAATGGACAACACCTTCGTCGCCTCACTGCTTACTGGCGCGATGGCATCTTTTGGCATCGAACGTAAGTCCAATGGCAATGGCAATAAGAAGCCGACTATCGTTGACAACAAAGACACCAAAGCTGGCATCAAATGACCCGCACACTTTTGGTATTGGGGATCACTTTGGCAGCTGCTTTGCCTGCTCAAGCTGACATCACCCACAAAATTCAGTCCTCTATCCAACTCCAAGTCGATGGTGCTGCCTCTCAAGCCTCGCGAATCGGATCCACTCTGGCTGTCAGTGGTTCGAATATCGATTTTTCCTCTGGTTCTGTTCCTGCCCTGGGCACTCTCACCTCTGGTAGTGGCGTTGGTTATACACCAGGCGACTATGCAATTAAAAATGCAGGAGAAGCCTTCAGTTACAGCGAGTCCTACATCGAGGGTGATGACACGCCAACAGCTACCTCGGTAAGCAGTGGAGTCGTAACCAGCCTTCCAATGCTCGGTAACACCACCACAACCTCAGGGGGAGTCGCTGGCAACCTTGCTGGCACAATCGCCTCTGATGGCAGCATGGCGATCACAGCTGGTGGAGCCGGAACTACTGCAACAGGACAGGTAGTTCTCAGTCTGGAAATTGACTGATGCGTTGGCTAGCGCTGCTGTTGTTATCCGCTCCAGCAACAGCAGCACCAATCGTGCCTCAATTTACGCAGGGCACGATGACGTCCCACACAGAAACAACCAGCAAGGTCACCGAGACGATCGTCAGCGAAAACTATTCCACTGGCTTTGAATACAGTGCTAGTGGAGTCAACATTGCTCCAGACGGTGCAATTAACCCCGTCTCCAACACAACGGTCAACGGATGGACCTCCTTAGGAGAACGACCCAACTGGTCAATCGTCAATCCAGGCGAAGCGTTTCAGTTCGTCGAGAGTCTGAAAGGGCCGGGCTTGTCGAACGTCACCACCATTCAACGCACCACCGAAATCACAAGCGTTACCGATACGGTTTCGTCCTTCTCGGAATAATCGCTGCCGCTCCAGTCAACGCTCAAGACGTTGGTGGTATATCCGCAACTGCATCTCCAACTGCCACATCCTCTGGGTCGGTGTCCAACCAGGCGGTGCAAATCCTTCAAGGCTCAGCAATCACCAACACCTATGGCGGAAACATTCAATGCCAAGGTCCAACACTGACTGTCACGCCATACCTCAACCGCACCAAATCTTGGGGGTTGCCCTATGAATACAGCTATCCAGATCCGGTCTATGACCTCTCTGATCTGGATGATGATGGAGTGCTGGACAACCCAGGTGATGTGCTCTTCTTCAAAGACACCCGCACAGGGCAAAAGGATAACCACAACTGGAATGTAGGTTTGTCGATTCAGGCGACCATCCCGTTAGACCAAAGCCTGCAGGATCGTTGTAAGGATGCAGTCGATACGCAGATCGCGATCCAGAAACAACACCTCGCCAACAAGCGACTCGACTTTGAGATCAGTCGACTAAAGCATTGCGGTGAGCTGAAGATGAAAGGCATTCGCTTCGCCAAGGGCAGTCCCTACGAAAAGGTCTGTCT